TCATTTTCGGCCTTGAGGAACTCGATCTGATGCCGAAGATCTTTTTCCGTGGACCTGGCCAGGAGAAAAAGTACTTGCGTCACCTCGAAAGCGAGTGAGAAGCCGGTCACGCTCTTCGGTCGAAGTATCGCCAGTGATGAAACCGCATTCGATGTTGTGCTCATTGCGGATTGTGTCGACGACTTGTTGTCCATGAGCGACGCTGGCTGCGAAGATCAATATCGCTTTGCGGTCCGCGGTTAACTCAACGATCTCACTGCATGCAGCCGAGACCAACTCGGAGTCACTCACACGTGCTTCCACCTCATCGGCGACGAACTCGCCGGCTCGAACCTTGAGGTCGCCAAAGTCGGATCGGTTGACGCCGGCCTTGGATATGAGTGGACAGAGATAGCCATCGCGGATCAGCTCCTTGATGCCGATCTCGTAGCAGACGTGATTCAAGAAATGACCGGGCGAACAGATCATGCCTGAATCGAGGCGGAACGGCGTCGCAGTCAATCCAATGACACGGACCTGTGGATTGATGACTTTGGAATCGGCTAGGATTTGCCGATACATGCCATCACCCTTCTTGGAAATCAAATGGGCTTCGTCGACGATGATGAGGTCGAACGGATCGAGGTCACAAGCTCGCTTGTAGATGCTTTGAATCCCGGCTACCAGGATTGGTGTGGTTGTGTCTCGCTTCTTTAGGCCAGCCGAGTAGAGACCGACCGGGATGTCCTGGCAAAGCTTCCGAATCTTGTCCGCATTCTGTTCGAGCAGTTCTCTCACGTGAGCCAGAATCAGAACACGCCCGCCCCAGCGTGACACCGCGTCGGACGCAATTTGAGCCAAAACCAGTGACTTGCCTGCGCCGGTCGGAAGCACGGCGACTGGGTTGTCATCGCGTGACCGCAGGTGTTTGTAGACCGCGTTTACCGCGGCTTGTTGGTAGCCGCGCAGCTTCATGCAATCCTCTGTCCGTTGTGGTACTTCGCTCCACGAACGACGCGAATACCGGGAAATTTCATGCACCATCTTGTGCAGTCGATGCAGAAGCGATGGCCGGGACCGTCGGATTGGAACTCGTCGTCGCAACGCAGACAGGTTCGATAACCTGGTTTGCCAAGTTCAGCCGGCACGTGGCGGATGGCCACTTCGGCACAAGCGTCGTCCTTGCATGGCGATTGTTTTTCAACGCATAGCTTCACGATTTGGCTGTCATCGTGATACGCGGCGCCAGCTTGCATCGCATCAAGCAACGCCTTGAGCGAATTGTCGATATCTCGGCGACGGCGATCTGGTGGCGTGAGACCGATATTGACGATCAATTCGTCGTCGAGCGGCTTGATGCGGTCGCGAGCCATCAGCGATTTCACGGTGCTGCGATACTCACGACCGGCGCGGCTGATTAACACTCGGCTGCCTACGTGTCGCCAGTAGTGGTTGACTGAGGGTGGAAATGGAAGTCGAAGTCGAATCATCAAGTTGCTCTATGCAGGAAAGAAAACAGCCAACCAGCAATCCTTTGCCGGCTGGCTGTTTGGGCCTTGGAACGATGCAGAGAGGAGGCGCCGACTATCGTTTCCAAGGCGGGGCATCCGAGCCGGAAGCGTCCGGCGTTGAACTCGCGACCTCACTCGCCGCGATGGGCTGAGCGGTGGCGTCGCGACGGGAATACCCCTTCACTTCGTTTTGCAATTCGCCCGTGTCGCTGCGTCGTTTGACTCGCACGTGGATAAAGCAAGGCAAGTTGTGAAGGTCTGTCGAATCAGTCGGCACCATCACTCCGACGGCACGGCAGATTGATGAAAGTTCGCGTCGAGCGATTTCAACTGCAGTTCCGTTCGGGTTGTCGAGGTTCAGTCGCACCCACAGCAATCGGTTTGCGTATTCGCCTTCGATGATTTGAAAGGTGAGTTGCAGATAGTTGCCGGTCCCGGACTTGGTCGGCTTCATTTCGCTGTCGGTGATGACGGCGACATACTTGCCAGCGGGGATCGGTTCCAGATCGTCGACTGGTTCGACTTCGTTGGCGTTGAATCCGTTGAGGTTGGCCATGTTGGTTCCTTGAGCTGAGAGATTGAAAGGGTATTGAGAGAAGCTGGATTTAGCTGACGGCTTGTGGTTCGGGCCGCGGCTTCGCAGACTGACGCATCGCGCCCACGAAGGCGGACCAAGACAGAGGTAATTCATCCGTGATGCCGTAACGATTCTTGGCAACACAGCTCGGCGAGCCGTACGCACGCATGACTCGTTCGCCACCTTCCTTACCGATCGCATGAGCGACAGTTCGCTTGCGGTTGAAGCCGGCATCTTCCGTTTGCGTTCGCATCTTGCGAGTCGCAAAGAGCACGGCGTCGCACCACTCTTTGACCAAAGCCGCCGCGTGCTTGTGCAGTCGAGGCGAATAGCGGTCGTAAGGCGACGACTCCGGGTCCTCGAAGCGTTCAACCTTCGAGTGAGCGATCAACACGACCACCATGCCGCGTGAACGCAGTGCTCCAAGGTGATTGAGCACTCCTCGCCAGAGCGTCAACGCGTGGGTGTATCCGCGGGCGTATCCACCGTCGACTTTTTCGATTGATTCGACGCCATACTGCTGGCAGAGCTTGTCCCAAATGAGGCGTTCCAGCCAATCGAGCGAATCGATCACCAGGGATTCATAGCTGTGCTCCGATGTCCGCAGTAACAACATCGCCGCGGTGACTTCATCGAAAGTAGTCGCCAACGGAAATCGATCGCAATCGATCTCGTCGAGCCCGTCTTCAGTTTGAATGAAGATGGGCTTGGGGGCCTGGCTGCCAAAGGTCGACTTGCCGATACCTTCAACTCCGTAGAGCAAGACGCGAGGCGGTTTCGGTTGCCGGCCGGTTTGGATTTGGTCGAGTAGATTGGTCATGGTCGGTTGATTTCCTATCGGATCGTGTTGCGAATTGGTTAAAGGGATTGGATGGGTTCGATCTCGAAGTTTCCGTCGCTATCGCTGGTGACGAGGTAGTGACGGAAGTCGACTTGAACGACGAAGCGTTGTTCACTGCCAAGCTGTTTCCGCAGCGATTTGCACGCTCCGGTGAACTCCTTGCTGATCTCGTTGAAGCGATCTTGGATTCTCAGATAGCGACCCACCGCCAGTGAGATAGAGACACGTCGTTCGATGTCGGTTGCTAGGTTTTGCATTCAGGTTCCAGACTTGTTGATTGAAGAAGGCGTTTGAGAAACATCAGGCCGCCGCCGGGAATAGACCTACCCGGTTCACGTCCGTACCGACGAAGCGCGGTCGAAATATTCGGCCAGGCCGGCTTCCTCGAAGTGCTCACGAATCTTGCGAAACCAGCCCGATGCAGTGGTTCGAGCGACACCGAACTTGTCCGCGATTTCGGTGATCGTCATCGTCCTTCGCAATTCGATGAGGTGCCGCTGGTGGGCGGGTAGCTCGTCAATTCGGTTTTGCAGATCGCTGCGCAGATCGGATAACTCGGACTGGCTGCGTCGCATCCGGCCGGTGTGGCGGTCGAGTGCTGTATCGGAGATCGTGTGGGACATCCGCAGCGTTTCGCCACTTGATTGAGTCAGCGGCGTGCTCAACAAAATCGTGTTTGCATCGCACCGCTTCTCTGCACAACGATTGCGGACAATGTTGGCGACGTATCGTTCAACGATGGCAGTAACAAACTTGTTGCGATGGCCTTCACGCGAGTCGTACAGCCG